CTCCTTTTTCATCTAGTTTATAACCACTATAAGAATCTATACAACCATCATCACCACCTCCACTATAACTTACTTCTAGTTTTACTAGTCCGTTGTCTTTTAGTTCTCTTAGCAACAGTTTTTGTTTTATTGTCAATTTTTCCATTTTTAATTATTTTAATTATAACACCTGGGTTTTCCTTATCATATTCATAAGGTTCAAATACAGGTATCATAAAATTCATATTATCATCTTCTATCCATCCATTTTTAACCATATCATCTTGCACTGTTTGTGCAGGATTTATATAATCAAACTTGTGACGGCTGCCTCTAATAAATTTAAAAGAAATTGTGACTGGAAAAGTATGTTGTTTTAACTCTTTTTTAAATGAGCTAGCAAATGCTTTGTAAATTGCTGCAGTTGCTTTTCTATATTTCATTACTGTTTTGCTTGAAATAAAGTATTTTCCTGTCCATCTTCTTCCATTCTTACTAGAAGGTACATTTCCTGGTATAAACCATTTCATAATATATTTTTAAGTTTAACTTTAATTTCTTTATGAGCATCAACAAAGCCTTTCTCTTTTACAAGATCAGCAATGTCTTTGCTACTGTCTAACCATGTGCCTGGAATGTTATACAGTTCTTTATATTTACTAACTGCATTGTGTCCAGCAACATCATTATCAAATAAAGTTACAACTTTTTTGTATTTTCTTTTAAGATTTTCAATTATATGTGGTTTTATTATAGTATTCTCTGAGTCAGGTGCAATAACTTCTAAGTTGTATCCAAATTGCTTTAAACACATTGCATCCTTCAAAGAAGAACATATAACAAGATAAGGTTGATTATATTTTAATTGATCTATACCTTGAAGATGAGGTTTAACTTTTATGAATTTAAACTTCTTATTTCTTGGTTGGTAGATTTTATAAACTTCACCTGCATTATTCCAATATGCATATATACCTGGTTGCTTTATAGTAATTCTCTTATCTTCTTTAACCATATCATAAAATTCTAAAGCTATTACATTGTATTCATCTAATATATCTTCTCCAATATTAAATTGTAACCAAAACCTTTTATCATTATTATTCCATTCTCTTACCATTACACCATCAACTTTATACTTTGCTTCTGGTTTAATAGTAGATTGTGTATATACACCTTTTTCTGTAATAAACTTATTATAATCTTGTGTAATTTTAAATATTGCTTTAGAATAATCTAAACTAAATAGTTCTTTAACTAAATCTATTTTATTACCCCCTTTACCTGTTGAAAAATCTTTAAATTTATATTGACTTTTGTCTACAAATATCCACATACTTGGTGTTCTTTCTGAAGGATGAAATACAGATTTAATCTGCACATTCTGTCCATTTAATCTTTCTGGTAAATCCAGATAGAATTCAAAAACCCAAGTACTAGGAACATTTGATCCATCTAATACTAAATTTTTTGTACTTATCATAATTATAAAAATATAGGGACAAGTAAGTGCCCCTATATAATGAAAACATTATTAAACTAACTGTTAACTGCTATTATGCGGTATTCCTCCGTTGCAGGACAGTTAACAGACTTCTTACTAAGTATTATTAACCTGCAAAATTATAATTCAAAATCAGAACCTGATCCTGAATCTGCTTTAAAGTCCATTTTAGTTTGATTTTCATCTTTTTTAACTAAAGCTCTAACATGAGTAGCTTTATCAAAAGATAATAATCTAGAATTTTCTACATCTACTGCTTCCATAGGAATACCATCTTTAGACATTCTTGGTAAATAAAGATCATCATTTATGTAACCTTCTTTATTTTCCCATTCTCTAGAACCAGCACATATATTAATAAAATTAGATCCTTTCTCACCATTAGTAAACAATGTATTACATTCTTTCATAAAGTCTTCTATTGTTTCTGCTTCAACAGAATCTAATTCATCTCTCATATTTAATGTTTCAGCTAATGTAATCATAGACTTCAACACTTCTTGATCTCTATTAATTTCTCTACCACTTGGTAATGTAGTACTTTTAAATGGAAAAGGACTAATTCTAATTCTACCAACTTGACCCTCATATCTACCAAGAGATTGATTATTTACATCTCTATAAAAACCTTCAAAATCACCTGTTACAGGCTCAGTTTCTACATGTAGCATAATATTATATGCCTCAGAATCATATGGTGTTTTATCAAAAGTAATAGAATTGATTTTAACTTTATGATTACCTGGGCTCATAACTGGTTTTGGTCTACCTGATCCAGCAGACATGTCTTTAGTATTTAACATAACTTTCTTTTTAACTTCGTTCATATTTTAATTAATTTTCATATTCAATAATAGCATCTTTAACAATTTTTAATGAATTATCTATACGTGCATTTTCAAACATACCGTCAGGTGATTTGCAAGTATTTTCTCCATTATTAACTGTCTCAAATACATAACTTAACTTATCATCCTCATTTTTGACAACTTTGCCAAATAAAACTATAGAGAATAAACCTTCCAAAGTTAAAGCATTATCTATCATTTTACCTACAGTTTTTGCTTTTACTTTTCTGTGTCCATTTACATCTGTTGATTCTTCAGAGTGTGTCAAAAAGAATATATATAAATCATCTCTCATATCTTTAGGCATCTTAGCAACTTGTGCAAGATTCTTTGCAATTGAGGTAAATTTATCATAACCTTTTTCATCAGCTCTATCAAAATATTCAAAACTGGACATATACTGCCAATCATCTATTACTAGATTCTTTATGTGAGGCATTTTATCATTAACATGCATCATAGCTTTCATAATTCCTGCAGCTGTGGCTGTAGCAGCCATATTACCATTAGGATTATCTTTGCCAATCATTGCATAATTCTTTTTCCATCCTTTGAATGGTAAAGGTTTATTTGCAATGTTAATAATAAATGTCTCTTTAGGATCTAAATCTCTAATTGACGTAGACTTACCTGACCCTGAGTCAGCTATAACTAATACACTTTGTGCCATTACTTATCTAATTTTTGATTAATACTTAATAATGCTCTTTCAATCCCTTTAAGCACATCTACTATGTCTCTTTTTTCAGGATCTTTTACTTTAATAAAATCTTTAAGTTCTACCTTTTTTTTAATAGGAGATCTTCTAGAATTTACATCATTTATAATTTTCAGTTCACTTACAGGTACAATATGTCTTTCAAATCCTGAGTTGCTTGTAACTAATTCATACTCTTCTTTCCAATGAGGATTATGTTTTAGAAAATACAAAGTTCTTTTAGGATCTTCAGTGTCATACTCAATACTTACAAATTCTGTATAAATATCTTTTTCTTTCTGTAATTCACTTGGAAAAAATGATACATGTAGTTCATCTTTTCCTGATGGTCTATATGCCATCTTAGGTATATACAGAGCATGTTTATTATTTTTATCAAAATAAGGTTGATGCTCTTCTCTAAGTTTTGCAACTTTTGCTTTACGTTCAGCTGGCGTCATAATATTATCTTTTATTTTTGTTGTAATCATTATCTTCTTTGTTCTTGAGGTGGTGTTTCCATTTCAGCTATCTGCATTCTTTCAAACTGAGCCTTAAAAAAACTCATGCGTGTATCACCATTTCTTGCTTTGAGAAAATGTAATACTAATGTTTTATCATCTTGTATTATATATCTATCAGGACCATAGAATCTAATCTTTTGTTTAGCAGGACGGTTAATACCAATTAAAGTATCAGCATGTTGTAACATTGCATCTGAACCAAATATATCTGATTCTAATACATAGTTACCATATTTACCATTTACTGCTCTATCTGGATTATCTATATTCCTGTTTAATTGTGATAGACATATAAACATACAAGGATATTCACGTTTTACTTGTGTAAAAAACTCACCTAATTCAAATAACATATCTAATCTGTTATTCTGATATGGTGCACGTTTTACTAGTATACTATGATCAAGAGTAATAATAGTTTTTTGACCCTTATGTTCATTCATATACATATCTACTTGTTCACGCATTTGATTAACAGTCATTGGTGTAGATATAATATCTACAGGACTTTTAATTCTATCTTTAGCATATGCATGACATTTATCAAAATCTCTTTGTGATAGTACAGATCCTGCACTACATAATTCTTTATAAGTTTTACCGGTTATAGAACTAAACTCTCTAAGAGCTGAAGTTCTACCCACCATTTCAAATTGAAATTCAAGAACTCTAAATTTATCTTCAGGATTTAACACAAAAGATTCTCTTACTATTTGATCTTTTATTAATGTTTTACCTGATCCTGGTCTACCACCTATAACAGTAAGAGTATTCCACTCTAATCCGTCTGTTACAGCATCATTAAATTTAGACCATGGTGTATATATGGATTTCTCCTTGCCTGATTGTCTATCAAGCATATATCTAAGTGCCTCATTAAATGATTGATATTGTCCGTCCCATGCTTTTTTGCTCATACTACTTTTTCTTTAAAATGATCATCTTCTGGTTGTACACCATCTCTGATCATGTCACAATAATCAGCTAGATCTGAGGATTTAACTTTATTTTTACCTTCTTTGGCAATAAAATATTGACTTGTTTTCATATACATATATTCTTTATCTCTATACTCATTAACATACATTTTAGTTGCATTCATTATTTCATTCCAACTGAAGTCATAATTTTCAAAAAACCATCTAAATGAATTTTCAAGAGATTTAATATTGACTCTTGCTGGTTTACCACTTGGTAGTTTACCTGCAGGAAATATTTCTCTATATTCATTTAGTTTAAGATTAAAACTTTTACCCATTAATTGAATACTAGTTCTTTTCTTAGCTTTAATAAAATAATTTTCAAATTTTGATATTATTTTTTTACCCTTAATTGTAAGACTAACTTTTGTAGTTTTTTTATCATTAAATTTTATAAAACCTTGTGCTGCCAGATGCATTACTGCATCATCAGTATCAGGCAAGCGTAATGACAGACTCTTCTTTATCCCGTAAAGAATTAAGAATTGATTTGGTGTCATACCCTCCTTTAACATTTGTTGAAATAATTCCCACATATTCTTGTATTGATTTTAATACTAATTCATAAACTTCTATAAAACCTGTTTCTTTAATAGATAACAGATCTTTAGCTACTTTAATACTATGTATAACTGTAGCATGATTTCTATTTATAGACTGGCCAATATACATTAAAGTATATCCCAATTCATAAGCTAAGTAAGAATATATTTGAACCCAAATAATAACTTCTCTCCTTCTGCTTGTTACCTTTAAAGACCTTATATGAGATAATTCTGGATGTTTTTTATGCATTGCTTTGAGAATTAAATTTTCTAAAATTTTAATTTTAGAAACATCTTCATCTGCACTTTTTTTATTAGATTTAAGAACAACAACTTTAAGTTTTTTGTTATATTTATCTTGAAAGTTATCTATAAATGACTGTATGTAATTAGTCATTTCAATTAAATTTTTTTCCATTTTTAATAATTGGTTTTAAAAGGTTTACAAATATAATAAATTTTTATATATTTGCATAATGATATATTTAAATTCTTACGAGTATTTACAAAATGTCTTAAAGACACCATATATAAAAAAAACAAGTGTTAAATTTAATAAAAATACATTAAAACAAATAAGTCACTATGAAAGAAGCAAAAAAGCTATCCAAGAAAGATATAGAAAAACATCTCCAAGCTACCAAGAAAGCAATAGCTGCAGGTAAAGTTGTAACAATTAATCCTGATGCTATAATTAATATTCCTGTTGTAGGTGCATTTAGAGATTATATAGCAGAAGCAATAAATTATCTTTTTACAATAAAAGATGAAGATACAATAACCACAACTTTAATGCATATAAGAGCTGGATTTAAAAGTTTACCAGAAGATGCTCCTTATGATCCATATATGAATGCTGTTTGGACTCTTATGACCTTAATGACAGAAATAAATCATCAAGCTGCTGAACAAGGTCATACTGTTATAACTGATGAAAATGTTGATGAAAGTGTTTCTAATTTAGTTAATTCTTTTAATGCTGGTAACGAAGAAGATACCAAAGCAATATTAAAAGAATCAAAAATAAATTATGAAAAAACTAGAGCTGCTGCAGAAGAAAGATGGTCAAAAGAAGATGAAGAAAAGAAAATGAAAGCACTATTAGATAAAGAAATTAAAAAAGATAAAGATGTTAAACCTAAATCTAACGAAGATTAGATCCAACATCATCACCTGTTTTAATTAATTCTTGTATAACAGAACTTAATTCTAATTTACTACAATCACCAAAAGACTTGCAGTACTCTGAACCCCCTTTATTAAAACAGAGTCCTGCTTGTCTTTTAATCTGCAACTTCATTTCACTAAATGAATATCCTAAATCATCTGCAAGCTGTCTGATCATAACATGTATCTTAGCAATTTGTGCATTAGTACCATTATCACCAGACACACTTACAAATATTTCTACTTTTGCTCCTTCAGGAAGATCTTCTACAAACTTGTTAAAAATTCTTTCTTGAGCTTTTATATTGTATTCTAACTTATTATTTTTTTTAGTTAAGTTAGAAAATAAATTTTGTTTCATGTCATTGATCTTTGAGTTTGTGGAATATATTCCTCAGAACGTCTTATTGTTTGAGGAATATATTCACTTACTTCATCTATTTTTTTAATTTCAATAGAATCTGTTTTTTTATAGTTTTTTTGTTCTGTTTCACACGGAATTGGTTCTGGACATATTGTTGGTTTCCATAATATAATCATACCTAGTATAATTATAGTAATAATTGCAAATTTTCTCATTTTTTATTAATGTTTTTATTAATCCAATTTCCTACTTGAGTACTAAAATACATACCCATAGCAAAGCAAGCACCACAAATTATCATGATCCCTGCTAATTCTAATATATTAATCATATTAATTCATTTTTACGTTCATTTATAATTTCTCTAATTGCATTTATTTTACCAGTTAAATGCAACCATCTAGATATATCTTTTTGATCCATCCAAATTGTAACAGAAGCTTTGTCTTCTTGAATACTTTGTATAGCACGTGTTAATTGATCCCAATCATTTGTTGATAAGGTGTACTCTTCAAGAATTTTCATGTTCTTCTGTTATTTCTTTTTCTATTTCATACATTATATCAGGACATAAGTCATAAAAAAAGCTAGACATATCAACTTGTTCATCAGTTGATACATTAATACTATCATTCCATAAGTAAATTGCTTCTACTTCTACAGTAGATCCTGTACCAGGATAATCATGCGTAGCTGGTTCAGCTGGCACGTAATTATATTCTATATCTAGATCCCATTCATTTATTTTCTTTGTGTAAGTGTTTCTTGGCATTTTCTATTTCTTTTAAGTGTTTTTTTAAGAATTCAGCTGGAGTTCCTTTCCAATTTTTATTCTTCATCATTATGTAGATGTTCTTCATTTTTCCCATCTTTAAAATTTTTAAGCATTAATCTTATGGGAAGCACTTGTGTTATA